CGCTGGAGCCAACTTCGATGGCGTCCGGGAGGTGAAGTTCGGCGACAAGGTGGCCTCCTTCGAGAAGGACTCCGCCACGCAGATCACCACCTACGTTCCTCACGGCCTGAACACTGGCGCCACGAACGTGATCGTCACGAACAACATTGCCGCCTCCGACAGCAAGCAGTTCACCGTCAACTGACGGCCGATATACTAGGGGCGCCGCCATGTAGGGGTGTGTGGCGGCGCCCCTTCCAACACCCCACACACCCCACTGGAAGGAATGTCTCATGGCTACCAAGAAGGCCGATAAGCTCCCCCCGTTCTCCTCGCTTCCGGGACATGAGCTGCTGGCACCCCCGCATTCACTGCGTCCCTCTAAGCGGATGCGACTGACGTCCGTACTGGAGCCGTTCATGGGGGATACTGCGGACGATGTGAACCTCCTGGCTGTTCTCGCTGACGTCATGGAGGCCCTCGAGGATGGCGGCTTCGTCAAGGACCTGGACGCCTGGGACAAGTTCTATGACGACTCCGACATGGAGGACATTATCAACCTGGTTATGGCTTACGCGGGGGAAGCCGCAGGCGCCAAGAACTAGATGACTTCTTCGAGAGGCACCCGGACGCTGCGGCGGACTTCTGGGCACTGTACCGGATTGACGTCCACGGCGATTACCGGGTGTCTCTCGTAAGTCAGCTTCTTGAGCGCCTACCGCATGAGCCCTGGAGCCTGTATCGGGCGAACGAACTGGGGGGTGACCAGTGGTTCGGTTACTCGCATGACTCGGAGAGGTTGAATGAGGAATTGGATAGGTTGGCGCTGCTGATTAAGGCGTCCGCCACCAATAAGGCGACACTGAAAGACTCTGAGATGATGCCTCGGCCCGCGAAGGCCAATTCGGTGTCGGTGGTATCATCGAATGACACAGCTGGGGTTGCGGCCCTGTTTGCGTCACTGGGGTAAGGAAGGTTAGGGATGGCTGGTAAGGGGACAGTTGGTAAGCTTTCCGTCAAGGTCGTCCCTGACCTTTCTGACTTCGCTAAGAAGCTTCGCCGTGACTTGAAGCGAATCCAGAAGCAGGTCAAGGACCTTGATATCGCCTTCAATGCGGAGGTGAGGCTCGATAAGGAGTCGCTTAAGAAGGCGCGCGAGGAGGCCGCGAAGTCTGACGTCCGCTTCAAGGGTGAGGTGGACCTTAAGCCGGGACAGCTGGAGGCTCTTCGGAAGAAGATTCAGCAGATCAAGTCCGAGGTGAAGGTTAACGCGAACCTCTCTGAGGAGCAGAAGAAGAAGCTCCAGGAGAAGCTCGACAATATCCGCACGGCGGTCAGCCTGTCTACGCGGCCAGGTGACCTCGCTAAGTTGAAGAGGGACGTGGAGCGTGCCGCCGGTGATGTCAAGGCCGGCCTGACGGTGAACGAGAGGTCGTTTCGCCAGTTCCAGGCGAGGCTTAACGCCCTTAAGGCAGATATTCCAGCCCGCGCCAAGCTGGATGGGGCTGCCGCTAAGGAGCTCCAGGCGCACATCGCTGCCCTCAAGGCTGACGTGGAGGTGCACGCGAATCTCTCTGAGGAGCAGAAGAAGAAGATCAAGCACGAGCTCAGCAAGCTCGATGGCAAGGCCACCGTGAATGCCGACCTAGATGACAGGAAAGCTCGGTTCGACCTTAAGCGCCTGATTCACCCCCGGTGGGTGGACATTCATGTGCGCCTAGCTAAGACGTCTCTCGCCCGCGTGGCGGCCCAGTTGAAGGCTCTTGCTGGCGGGAACGTGTTCGAGTCCATTGGGCGCAACCTGAATGACTTCCTCCGCAACCTGGATACGGCGGCCGTGAAGATCGGCACCGTGTCCACCTTGATTGGTAGCGCAGTGTCGGTGATCGGCTCCGGCCTGGGCGTGTTCTCTTCCTTGAGTGTGGGGATCGCCAAGTCCACGCCCGCCCTGCTGGCACTGCCGGGCATCTTCGGTGCCGCCGCCGCCGGAGCGGGCGTCCTGATTACGGCACTCAAGGACACGAAGACTGTCCTCGAGGACCTGGGGCCATCGTTCACGAACCTCCAGACTCAAATCTCCGGCGCCTACTGGGAGCAGGCGGCCCAGCCGATCCGCGACTTCGCTAACGTCGCCATCCAGGAACTGTCGCCCGCGCTCCAGACGATCGCCTCCAACCTGGGGTCCATGACAGCCGCCATCGCCGGGGCGGCCGGTGGGCACATTGCTGGCTTCCAGCAGTCTCTCACCTACCTGTCTCAGGCCCTGGCGATCGGCTCTACGGGGGCGGCCTCGTTCACGAACGGCATCCTCACCATGGGTGAGGTGGGGGCGAAGTTTCTCCCCAGTATCGCCCAGTGGGCGAACAGTCTGGCTGCGTCGTTCGAGCAGTGGGCCGCTAAAGCGGCCGCGTCCGGCCAGATGGAGGCGTCCATTCGTCGCGCCGCACAGGCGTTCGGCACCCTTAAGGACATCACGATCGACCTGGGCGGGATCATTGGTGGCCTCTTCACCGCCATGGCGAACGGGTCCGCTCCGATCGACTCCATTGCCGATGCCCTGGACAAGGCGAACAAGGCCGTGAATGGCCCCCTGTTCCAGGCGACTCTCACGAACCTGTTCTCCTCCATGGGGCGGGCCGCTAGCTCGGCGTTCCAGGGGGTCGGTAAGCTCGGTGAGGCGTTCGTATCCCTCGAGCCGACCCTTGGCGTGGTGCTTCCCCTGATTGGTGAGACGCTCCGCACGGCACTCACTGGGCTCGCTAAAGCTCTCGAGAATCCTGCGTTCCAGGATGGTCTGGCGAACTTCTTCAACAGCCTCCTGACTGCCGTTCAGGCGCTCGCTCCGGCCATGCCCGCACTGGGTGAGGCGTTCGGGGCTATCGCCACTGTCGCGGGCACTCTCCTTGAGGCTATCGCGCCCCTGGTGGCGCAGCTGGTGGAGGGGTTGGCTCCGATCTTCCAGCAGTTGGTGCCGATCCTCGTCCCGGTCATCGAGCAGCTGGGGGCGGCCCTCCTCCCGGTGATCCAGGCGCTAGTGCCGGTGATCTCTGAGATCATCGCCCAGTTGGCTCCGATCATCTCTGAGTACCTTCCGCAGATTCTGCCCCCGATCGTTGCTTTGGTTCAGCAGTTGGCGTCCGCCCTGATCCCGGCGATCCAGTTGGTGGGGAAGGTCATGCAGTGGCTCATGCCCCTGGTGATGGCGTCATGGAATGGGATCATGGCTACGGTGACGGGCGCCATCCAGATCATCAAGGGTGTCCTCCAGACCGTGATGGCTGTCATCAAGGGTGACTGGTCTGGGGCCTGGAATGGAATCAAGACGATCGGTGAGGGTATCTGGAACCTCATCAAGGGGCAGTTCGGTATCTTCGGCAACAGCATCATGTCGATGTCCTCCGCGGCCTGGCACTCCGTGTGGAACACCATCAAGGGCGTGTGGAACTCGATCGCCTCCACGGTCTCCAGTTCCATCAACTGGGTCCGCAGCCTCATCAGCAACGGCTGGTCGGCTGTCATGAGCATCACCTCCTCCATGTGGAGTGGGATTGTGAGCACGGTGGTGTCGTGGACGAATAACATGCTGAACACTGTGCGCAACATTCCCAACAGCATTCGGAACGTCTTCGCCGGCGCCGGGTCCTGGCTATGGAATGCCGGTAGGAACGTGATTCAGGGCTTCATTAACGGCCTCAGCTCCATGTTCTCGGCAGTCCAGAACAAGCTCTCGTCACTGACTTCGTATCTCCCGTCATGGAAGGGGCCAGCTCCCGTTGACCGCGTGATCCTGAAGGATGCTGGTCAGCTGGTTATGCAGGGCTTCATCAACGGGCTTGAGTCTCAGTATGGGGCTGTGCGTAAGTCCCTCCAGGGGTTCACGGAGGACCTTCAGAAGGACGTGGCCCCGCATATTGCAGCGTCCGTGTCTACCTCGTTCGAGAAGACGAAGCCCTCCAAGGATCGTCTTAACGCGATCGCATCCTCCACTCTCCAGGGCGATCAGGGGCGGCGTCCGGGCGGCTCGGTGACGATCGTGAACAACTACCCACAGGCGCAGCGGGATTCGAAGACCCGCGATGACGTGGCCGACGGCATCCGTCTCGCATCGAGCATCTAGGATGGTGGCATGAGTAGCGAGTACAGCCTGAACGGCGTCGACCTGGACCAGCCGGGGAAGTGGCGCGTTATGGAGGGGACCCTCCTCCCTGCGGTCCCCTCCCTGCGCCTTGAGTCCACGGAGGTGCCGTTCCGCAGTGGCATCATTGACGGGGCGGGCCAGAAGGTTGGTACCTTCAAGGTGACGGTGGCGTTCATGGTTGAGGGTGTGGACCGGGCGGACCTGGATCGCAACTTCCAGGCGCTCATGGCTCGCCTGCGGGCCTCGAACAAGCTGGCCACCCTGCAGCACCACCCGGCTGGCGTTAGCCCCAGGGAGGCGCTCGTGCGGCTCGTGAGCGTGTCCCAGCCATCGTGGCGGTATGGGGAGTGGGTCATCGACACGACGGTCGTCTTCGAGGCCGTTGAGGGTGTCTGGCGTGACACCACGACAATCGAGACCCAACTGGATGACCTGTCTCGACTCGCCGGTGGTGCGGCCCCGATCTCCGATGTCGTCCTGAAGCTCAAGCCGACCGCCAACACGGTCACCATCAAGGACGTGACCTCCGGCACCAGCCTCACCTGGCGGGGCACCATGGAGTCCGACCAGAGACTCCTCATCGATGTCGGCAAGTACTCCGCCTGGCGGCAGGTGTCCGAGCGCTGGTACCCGATCAATGGGGCATTCAATGCGTCCGCCGAGATCAGCATGTCCCCCGAGGGGCTCCAGCTCACCCCCAACCATGAGGGCAAGATCGTCCTCCAGGTCACCGGGACCACGGGGGCTATCCAGGCGAGGAGGGCCTACTGATGCGCCGCGACTACTTCCCCGGCATGCAGCTGCGCGCCGTCGCCTACGAGGTGCAGGGTGCCCGCATTGGTGTCGTCCCTGACATCTTGGAGATGACGGTCACTACGCCGCACGGTAAGACCCCCACTCTGTCCATGTCCTACGCTCCAGGCCCTAACGCCATCCGGGGTAGCGTCCTCGAACGTGAGGTTGAGGTGGCTGTGGAGGCCACCTTCAACGGCGCGGACTGGGAAGAGCTGCCCGACGCCCGGTTCATCACCCAGAAGACTGAGCACAACCTTGTCTCCGACGGCACCGACTCCCGCAAGGTGCAGGCCATCCACATCAGCGACTACCTGAAGGAAGCTCTTGTCTGGTCCGTCCCTATCGAGTCGAAGGACAAGGACGGAAAGTTCAAGTTCCTGTCCCGCAACGCGGGGGTAATCATCAGCACAGTCTGGCAGAATGCCGTCAAGCGCGGCTGGGGCGCGGGCCTCACCCTGGACGCCAACACCGTGAAGGACTCCGCCAATCAGGACTGGGCGAAGATCGTCACCCTCTACTTCGACCCCACGATCAGCCTCCTCCAGATCGTAGACTCCCTCCGTGACCTCGGCATGATCGATACGGTGTGGCAGGGCCGCACCCTGAAGCTCTACAACGCCGACACCACGCAGGCAAGGGACCTCACTTCATCGAAGCGGTGGCCCCTCGCAACCACCCTCACTGGCGCACCCGAGGTAGCCACCTGGGCGGACATGTGCACCGACGTCCTTGTGAAGGGCGAGGCCGGGAGGACCTGGCTCATCCACAACGACCTGGCCCCCCGCAGCATGCGCCGCGTCGAGAAGGTCGTGGAGGCAGGTGGCGTGGAGCTCGAATCCACGGCCCGCATGGTCGCCGAGGCTACCCTCAAGTCCGGGGCGCACGTGAGCGAGGAGATCAAACGCGAGTGGGCCGCCACCGATGTACACCTCCTCCCGTGGGTTGACTACCGGCTCGGCGACTGGATCATGGTGGAGCGCGCCGAGGGCATGGAGCGCCTGCAGGTCGCCCAGATCAGCGTCACCCAGAAGGACGGCATGGTCGTCGGCCACACCACCTTCGGGACCGTCTTGGATAGCCTCCTGGGGCGCCTTACGAAGCGCACGAAGGGCATCGTTGGGCTCGCCTCCACCTCAGGTAACGGCGTCCGCCCCCAGCCCCCCGTCTCCAAGTACTGGCCCCTCGCCCCCCAGGGCCTGACGGGAGCCAGTAGGGCCGTCATCGGCAGCAGCGGTTGGCCTGTCGGTGTCGCCGACATCCAGTGGGGCAGGGTCGAGACTGACACCCTGGGCGGCCGAGTGGACGTCGTGTCCTATGAGGTGTCCTGGAAGCAGACCTTGAAGGGGGCGATCGCTTCCGGGTCGCTAGTGGTTCAGGGCGCCGACACTACACGAGCCACCATTGGGGACTTATGGCCTGGGGCCAGGGTTGACTTCACGGTGCGAGCCCAGACTAATGACGGAGTTGGGTCCTGGTCTCACCCGTTGACTCTCGAGGTGGCGTCAGACGTCGAGCCTCCGCCGGTTCCGTCCAAGCCGATCCTGTCGCAGGTGCTCGGCGTGCTGGGCGTGTGGTGGTGCTGTCCCAGCCCGCCTTTGGCGCGGTGAACCGCCGCGATGTACGCACCTTTGCGGACGCTATCCCTAAATTGGTGGGGATGGGTGTGCAAATCCCCGAAAAGTGGACGCGTGATAAGCTAGGCATCCCCGAAGCGCAAGACGGTGAAGTGGTTTTAAAAGCTGTTCAAAGTGATTTTAATCCCGATTTAAAAACACCGGGGAAATCTACCGCACTTTCTGCCCACGTGGTGGGGTGTCAGTGTGCGGGGTGTTTGGGTAAAGGTGCGCATGTGGCGTTGTCGGCTGCTAACAAGGGGGAAACGGAACAGGATTTATTGGATAGCTTGTTAGATAACGGCATGACACAAGTGGATTTTAATCAACAATTAGATCCAATGGTGCAAAAAGCCGTTGCGGTGTTATCAGCCTGTAACAGCTTTGAGGAAGCCAGTGATAAACTGGCGGAGTTTTACCCGGATTTAACCTCAGAAGCCCACGAACGCTATTTAACCAGTGCCTTATTCTTGTCGGATTTATTGGGGGCATGTAATGCCGACCGCACCTAAGTTTGCTATCGGC